AACACTTTAAAATCAGTACCAGATATTAATATTTTATTCGTTGGCGGCTGTGAGTTTTCTCCGTCCAATCCACCACCATAACCTTGCAACATTAATTTAGTAGAAGGCAATTGAACTACGTTTAAATCTTCGCTTTCTATAAAAGTGCCCTCTGTGACTTCAACATCAGGAGTTACATAAACAACCGTTGTCTTAACCCATCTTTGATTGTTTCCGTTTGGTTCAAAGTCGATGTAGTCGTTTATCAATTGTGAGATATCCAGTTTGTCCGTTCCTGATGATGTAGCCAAATTAGGCTTTGTCATTGTATAACTTGCTGTTGCTGGAGGTGATAATTTCAAACCATCCCAAACATAAACACGTAAAGTGTATGAAGTCGATACGGCCGATGTTAACGGGCTAATCCATGGAATGTATATATAATATGGCGATAATGATTTAATCATAATTTCAATGCTATTTTAATTTGTTTCTCAACTTCTAATCCGTACGCTGCGTAAATATCGTCCGGCAATCTTTTAAACGCAGCTTCGAATGGTTTGGTAAAAAAGTTTGTTGTTTCAATTCCTTTGTTCCAAATGCTTCTCATAATTAAAAAGGCGGTTGACTTGTACGAAAGAAATTGTCCTGTCCTCCTGTCTTTAAATTGAATTCGTTTACGTGATACCCAACCATTGATACCACTTGTCAAACCGCCTGATTTACCTGTTCCTGTTCCAAACTTAAAAGGGCTGTTTGGTGCTTTTGCTGAACTACCAACTCCTTTTACCCCTTTGTCCACAAACTCCCAATAATCATTGGCGTCTTTAAAATCGAAACTTAATATTGCGCCATCTTTTGTCTCGGTTGTCTTATAATTAATCCCGTTGTAAAGTTTAGACGTGTCCTTCTTTTTCTTTTTTGAAAGATTGCTTTTTGCTTGTTGTTGTACATAAGCACCGAATTTATTTAATTCTTCGACTACTGACATAATGACAATTCCGTGTTAGGCACTTCAACAACAAACGTTAATCTTGCTCCATCAACTAATTTCGCTCCTTCAAAACTTCCTAATTCAAACGTTGGATTTTCGCTCGATGTGACATTGTTCTCTTCAAAGTCCGTGTACATTTTCAACCACATGCGGTTAAGAACTCCAACGCATAAATTATGGTTGTCTACTTCGTTATCTTGACCCCAAAAATCGTCCACATTAACTTCTTTATTAATATCTCTTTGATTAAAACAAGCCAATTCAATATTGAATTGAACAGTTTGACCGTTAGTAAATGCGCCGGATATAATATTTATATTTATCAAAGGAAATATTACCTCTTTTTTTAAATCAATGTCAACTGTTTTCATTACAGAATTTACCAAGGTATCCGCTTCGGCTAATTGTTTAAGATAATAATATAGTGTTGTTAGCTGGTTCATAATTCAATACTATTATTAGTTTGTGTCATTATTTTGTGCTTCAATTTCTGTTTGTCAATCTTATGACAAAGGAATAAATGAACTTCGTGTACATTCATCTTTAAGATACTGTCAATCTTCCAAATCTTTCCTTTAGCCAGCTCTTCAATCGTAGCGTACCACCCCCACTTTTCGAAGTAGTCCGCTGCACTTTTTCCTTCTCCTGTTCCGCCTGCATATATTTCTGCGTATAATTCACTAATTCGTTGGCTAAACTCGAAAAAAAAACCAGTGCTCCATTTACAATTGATAATGGCATATGTTTCATTATGTCAGCATATTGTTTTGTGCCTTGATAATTTATGATTTCGTAGTTACCTAATGAATCCTTGTTTTTAATTGGTCTAAATAAAACAGCCATAAGTTTGTGCATTTCTTTTACGTCTGTTCCATAATTTGAAACGTCTACAAACTCCCCTTGGCTTATCTTGTCAAGGTTAGGAATAAAACCAAACTCAACATCTTTGATAAAGAAAGTGGGTTTAAATTCAACTGTTTGGTTTAATGCTAAATCAATCTGTTCTGTGATTTCCTTGTAATCAATTGCGCTTATCAGTTCAATTCTATTACGTTCTAATCCTGTAAAAATTTGAATTTTCCTTTTATTGAAATTATATTCATCCAAGTCAGTTCTTTCCAATAGTTCGTTGTACAGTTGAAACTGATGTAATGTGATATCTTGTATGGATTCTGGCAGAATAATTTTCATACTATTAAACTATTAATTTGGATTATTGTTATCTACCTGCAATTTCAACCCACGAAACTCCATCAAATAAAGTATCGTGTCTTTCATCATCAAAACTTTTTCTTTCGTGTTTTGGTTTCGCATAGGCGTTTACTTTTCCGTTTTCAACTTCAAAATAATTTCCCTCAACATAATCGGTTGCGTGAGGAACATATTTTATTGCAGTTCCTTTTCTGTAACCTCGGTTTTTAGCTTCTTGAATTAAGTCCATTTTTTATATTTATTTAGTTAATATTATTAGCGGATATCGTGACTTACGTTATTCATTAAGTTTCTTTCTATTCCGTAACACGTTAAATCTATATGCTCATCGTGTTTAGCATTCGGAAATGTTCCAACCTGATTTAAAAATGATTCATTCCAATTTCCTTTTATTAATTTAACACGCCCCCCTTCTATAAAAGGAGAACAAGCACGTGCGTTTTCAATCTTAGAATTATTTACAAAGTCTGTTTTAATTTCAGCAACATTTAATTTACTTTGTTCGTGTATCATTTGTTTAATTGACTTTCCTGAGGCTTTAGGTTCAACCAAAGTTAAACTAACTTTCACGCCCGATGCAATTATATGGTTTGGAATAAATTTCAATAGTTCAGGCAACTCCATATACTTATCAATGGATGAATGTATCACATAATTATTACCCCATCTTGCCCCAATCTGAAAACCTGTAGGGTCATTTGAAGTATTCTTAGTATAAGCACCGTCAATAATTAATTCCCATTTTAAATTCGGTGGCAATACTGATTTGTCTATTATTTCAAACCAATCTTTACGCCATTCGCCCCCTTCTTCTGGAGCTGGTGTCTGCATGTATTGACCAGAAAAGTTGTAACGGTTTGCTTGTCGTATCTGTTCTAATTCATCAAATGAATGTTTATCCTTCCATAACGGTTTATTATTTGAATCTAAGGCAGGTAAACACAAGTGTTCCCACTCTTCTCCACTACCACCATCCAAAAGAAAACCGCTTAAGTCCTCTTCGTGCAATCTCTGCATAATAATTATGATAGGCGTTTCCCTGTCGTTCACACGTGAGCGTATAGTATTGTTGTATCTTTCGTTTACCGAGTTTCTTCTTGCTTCGCTGCTTGCATCGTCCGGCTTCAAAGGATCATCAATCAATATCGCCCCCGCAAACACTTTGCTTTCAGCTACACCCGCACCAAAACCAGTAATTGCTCCACCAGAAGCAGTGGCATATACCCCGCCTCCATCTTTGTTAAACCATTTCTTTTTTCCTTGTGCATCTTTCTTTAACTCCATTCCCCAAAGAGTTTGAAACGCTTCGCTTTCAATATACTCTTTTGTTTGTGAGCTGTTGTCCAATGCTAAATCATCTGAATAACTAAGATGGATGAATTTTGAAGATGGATTTTTAATCAACGACCACGCAATAAATAACTTAATTGCTAATTCTGTTTTACCATAACGAGGCGGCATATTAATAATGCCTCGCTTTACTTCGCCATTAAAAACTTTCATTAAAAATTCAGCTATTAAAACGAAATGAGGCGCAATTATAAAGTTGCGCCTGTGATTTTCTTTGTAAATATATCGTGCAAAAAACAAAAAATCGTTCTCGCATTTAACTTTTATAACTTTCTGTTCGTTAGTAAGTGCGTTCGATATTATCATTAATTTTCTTTATTTCTTCATCTGTCAATTTACCAGCATCGATGTTGATGTTTTCAATTGTTTCTTTTGGTTTTCCAAATATATGTTCAGCTATAAACATCTGTCCACGTTCAAATGAATACAATGTTTTTGCCAGCTCTTGTTTTGCCTCGTCATCTGTTTTAACATCGTGAACTGATTTAATCATAGATAAAAAAACCTCATTAGCTTTTTCAATATCCGCTTTTCTTTTTGCTCCTGCCCCTTCTCGTTTTCCTCCTTTACCAGCCATTGATTTTAGTATTGATTATTCATAACTATCATAAACTTTATCTAATTTATCAATCATTGAGATTAATGGTTTAGCTGAACAGCTTGCGCAATCAGGATACCACAACAACCTATTAAATACACTTGCATACAATTCACAAACATAATTAACTTGGTCACGACTTATTGTAAGTGTTCGTGTTGCTTTAAATTCCTTCCAGCTATTATATTCCTCTTCTGTTAAACATCGTGCTTTAAATCGATACGGGAGCTCTTTGTTTAAAAACTTTTCTCTTTCGTCACATCCACAATCTTTTCCATCTACAAAAATTTGAACAAGTTTTTTAATTCCTGATGCCTCTAAAACATTTGCAATAGTTGTGCCAACTCCTCCGTGCTCAATTATTATTGTGTCGTCTAATCCTTTGATTTTTCTTCTTGCCATTTTGATTTATCCTCTTTGAAGTTTTTAAATAATTGTTTAGAATTTATTTCTCCATCTTCGTTTTTCCAAATACATTCTCCTTTTTCAATATTGCATAAATAATAATGATTTTGAGCCACCCATTCTACAAATTCAATTGACTCCATAATTATTTCTTTTTACTTTTCAAACGTTTGTTTTTGTACAAATCAATATCGTTTCCTAAAATTGTTTTCCTTGCCTTGTCCAGTTCCCGATGTATCAAACCATAATTTATATACTGATACTTTTCTGAAATTTGCCTAACACTAAGATCATAACTTTCCTTTAACAATCCATTTTGTAAATATGGTAACTTTTCGCAATCTTGTATAATTGATAATTCATAATCATCAGGCTGGAAGTCATTATTATTTTCCGCTAAGTTATAAAAATTATCAATTGAAATGTTGTTATTTGCTTTAATGTGATCCAAGAAAAGATTTCTAATTGTCCTGATAACATAAAAATCATTGATTTCCTTTTGACAGTCGTGCAGCTTCAAGTACATATCGTTAACCAAGTCATCCGACAACATTTTATCCTTGCATATAATCAAAGCTGTTTTTCTCCAAAAAGAATCTTTTAATGCAAGTTGATGGATCATAAACTTATTTAGTATAAACAAATTTACAGATTTATTTTTAATTCTTCACCAGTTAACACAAAAAATAAGTTTTGAAGTTGGTGGACGTAATATATTAATCCTAATCCAACCCTATCTCCTTCTTCTTTGAAAGTGTCATTAGAAAATCTGACGTTATAAGACTTGTCATCATTCATAAGTATTATTTGAAAATAAAATGCTCCTAAATCTTTTTCATAGGTTTCGTTTATTCTTCTGTCTATTTTCTCAAAACCAAACTTCAACAGCCATTCTTCGGTTAGTGGGATTGGAATAACATTTCCAGAATTTACGTGCATTCCTTGGCTTTTTCTAACTAAATCATAATTAACAATTCCGTCTTTTGCCACCCTAATAACTTCTAGAATGTTTCCGTCACGTTCTACTAAATTACCAATCCTAAATTCATTTGCTTTCATTTCTCTTTAATTTTATACGTTAATTCAATTTCTAAGCCATCATTTTTAGAGAACTGTTGCAAAGTACCAAACTTTATATTTCGATTACCAGAAAGCCACTGTGAGAGTCTATGAGGTTGTATTGAATGTTTCTTGCAATAGTTTGTCTTTGATAATCCAGAACGCTGCAAAAGTTCGTGTAGTATTTTTTGGTGGTTGGTCATAGGTTTCATATTTCCTATTTTTTATTAATTTTCAATATTCAAAGATAAACAAAAAAAGCTTTGGTTTAACAAAATGTGAAAGTATTTCGTTATTTAGAATTGTTATGGATAAGGCTTAGTATATTTTAAACTTGATATATTCCTCTCCTTTTTTCACAATAGCCTTGAAAATATGTAACTCATAAATATATCTATCATCAACTTTGTATTTCTTAACCAAGCAATCTATAAAAGATTTACAGCAATTATCTATATCGCTTGCTTTGGAGCTAAAACCAAACTCGATAGCTAGTTTAATATTCTTTTCGTCTTCAATTAAAATAGTTTTTGGCAACATTAAAAGACAATTTCGTATAAACATATCATACTTGTCAGTCCTGAATTTTCTGCCTTTAAACGCTTCATTAACGCTTAATGGTTTAATTTGTAGTGTGTAATTCATAATTTTTTTATAGCAGATGCAACTCCAAATCTATAAAATTGAGCGTAATTTTCTGCTTCTTTCCTAAAATTAGGGGGCGTACTATTAATGCAAGGTAATTTTTTAGCTATTTCTTCGCAAAATAATAAAGCGTTTGATTTGTCCATAATAGACAAAAGCCTTTTAGCCTCTGTCATTTCTTTTTCTCTTTGTTCTGTTTCAATTTCTTGTGCTGTTTTCATAATGTTTTTATTTTTAAAGTATATTAATTGTTAAAAGAAAAAATTTTTTGCCTCATTACTAAAACATTCGCATTCTTTTGGCATAGCTTCTTGGTCTTCAAAAGTACTAGGGTAATTATTAGGTAAATCTTTTTTTTCTATTGAGTATGGATACATTAATTTATCAAATTTTGTGCACTTAAACACTTCTTTTTCTACTTCTCTGAATTCTTCTCCATAATCGGGATGGCATCCAGTTTCAAAATATAATGTAACTTTTTCCATTTCTAAAAACGCACACCCATTAGTACACGCTCTAAAATTTAATGGATTGCAATTACACTGGTTTTCGTGCTTAACCATTGCGTGTTTTCGCTTCAATTCTTTTTTACAAAAATCACATTTGTAAATTGTAACATTTTCTATTGTTTTCATAATATTATTTTTTAAAATTTATCTTCAATTAAATACGGCAAACTATCTTTATTCACGTCAAAGTTAAAAACCTCAAACGATATTCCACGGCTGTAAGGATTAGAAACATTGATTGAATTATCCTCGTTTACTTCCAGTTCAATTACACTTTCACTCTTCTTCAAAACATAAGTTCCCAAGTGTCCTAATGGCTTGCCAGTTGATCCCGATTTATGAATAACCGTTGTAATGTGAATATTATATTCATAAGTCCACCTCATTAAATAATCGCTGGCTTCTTTGCTCATTACAATATCATTTGTGTTTTCTACCAAGTCGGCTATCCCATCAATAGACAAAAGCTTAACTGGACTTTTATACAAAGTATCCTGGTTTTTCAAACAATGGTCAATTAACAAAAGTCTATTTCTTGATGTTAAATGTCGTGTAATGTAGCATTTGTAATTATCATAAACTTCCCCTGTCAAATCTTGCACACGTCTAAAAGTTCTTTGGGCGTAATACTTTCCCTGTTCTGTGTCAAAGTCTAGAATAGTATAATCTTTATCGCGGTGGCTTTTAATGTTAGGAAAATAATTATTTGAATTACCACCAATATAACACCCAATCAATGCAGATTTTAAGAATGATTTCTTTGCTTTTGAAACTGCTACAATTGCGCTAAATTCTCCAGCTGTCATTATCGATGTTGGATACATTTTGTTTTTATACTGATGCTCCCCAATTGATAAAATTATCTCAGGCGGTTCTAATTCCTCGGATAAATCTACAAAGCATTCATTTTGAATTTCAATAAAATTAACTAAATCATTGGTTATTTCTTGGTCTGTTTTTAGTTCTTCGAAGTCCATATTTTAATTAATTTTATAGTTTTCAATATCGGTTATAAATTCATTGCAAGTGTTATACATTGACTTTTCCACTTTTTCCAAAGTCCAAAACTTGCTTAACTTGTCTATTATTTCTTTTTGCTTTTTATTTAAAATTTCATTGTCATTTAAAACAGTTTCTTTGTCGGTTAAAAAATCATTACTCATTCCGATGCTTTTAATATAATTTTCAAAGTCGATTTGATTTAATGAGATTCTAAGAAATTCTAAATGATGTGATAAAGGCAACGACAAGGCTTTATGTATATTTTTTTTAGCGAATGAAACATCTTTAAAATAATCTAATTCAAACTTGATGTGAATTGTAAGTAATTTTAAAAACAGAATATTATCAATGGCTTGTTGTTTTTTAGTATTTTCAAGCTCTTGGTTGATTATTTTCAAAGCTTCTATGTCATTATCCCATATCTTTCCTTTTTGTTCTTTAAATCGCTTAAAAACATTAAAGACTCTTTTCATTGCGTTGTCTAATTCCCAACTCATAATAAATTTGTTTTTGGTTTGTTAGTGAAGGTCTTTTCGTTTTTAGTCCAGTTTTTCAATCTTAGATTAACATCGAATGTTTTTTGTAGTTCCCACCTCATTTTTGTTTTTGATGGATTTGGTTCTGTCCAGTAATCAAAAAACGATCTTAAAGTTTCTTTTGAATATTCTTTTAAATAAACGGCAACGTCTTTTCTAAAAGATTCTTTTCTATCGTTAAATAATTCCTCTTTATTTGATTTAGGTAGTTTAGGCGTTTTTTCGCCTATAACTACTTTATTTATATCATTAACAGTATCACTTACAGTTACACTTACGGTTGATTTAGTTGGGTTTAGTTCAACTTGCAACTCGTTAGTTGAATTTAGTTCTTTTTTCAACTTACGAGCTTCTGCGCTTGCAAGCCCTGCAATCCTAGCTTTTTCAATCCTTTGAGGTGATTTACCCTCCCATTTATCTAAATCTCTTTTAAGTGTGTTTTTAATATCAATAAACATTAGTTTGGTGGTTCTATCTGGATATTCCGGATTTTTGTCGTTAACATACCTAAAGAAGTGTTTAATTAATCTTCCGGCCTCGTCATCCTCTAATTCCTCAAACTTATCTATCCAATCGGCGTAAACGATGATTGATTTTTTATTTTCTGCCATATTTCTTATAATTAATTTGTCTTGAACCTGTTCTATAATCTGAAAACGAATCTCTTTTTATGCTGTTACAACTATTACATAATGTTTGAAGATTTGATAAAATATTTTTGCCTCCTTTAGAAATTGGAATAATGTGATCTAATTGTAATTTTTCTTTTTTTAAACATTTTAAGCATTTATTACCGTCACGATTAAAAATAAAAAGTCTAACCTTCTTTTTTCCTATGAATTTTTGAGCTATTAATCTAGGCTCTTTATTATTTAAATCTTTTATTTTATAATAATTTTTGTAATTATGTTTAAAAATATTACTTAAAGTTTCGTGTTCTTCGAGAGTTAATTCTTTATTTATACGCATTAAAGACAATATATCAGATATCCTTTTATATGCTTCTGGCTCAAAGTACTGCAAACAATATTTACTATTAAATTTAATATTTACATTTATGCAGTTTTTTATTTTTTCAATATTATCCATATCATTAACAATGTTAAATTATTATTGAAAAATTTTTACCCTATTTTAATTAGTGTAGCTCCATTTACTGTAACCGTTTTAAGTTCTCCAGCCTTAACCATTTGATTAATTCTTGCTCTAGATACACTTTTAAGTTTTGCATACTCACTTTGAGTATAAAGGTCTTTTCTTATTTCTTTCGACATAGTTTACAATGTTTAGTTTTTAATTCAAATAAAAGCCAATAATTAAACTGGCTTATTCTGTTCAACAAATATACAATTTTATTTAATACCGTAGTAAAAATAATTTAAAATTTTCTTTATTTCTTTTGCTTTTACTTTGTCTGTTTGCATCAGGTTCCGATACTCTTTTTCGAGTAGTGCGATGTTGGGGGTTGGGTTTATAGAAT